CTGTTGGAATATAGAGACGCCAAGTAAGTACAACCTTTTCTTTAAAGGTGAGATTTGGTGGCTCTCCGTCGAGAAGATGTGCTGTTGCATAACCGGCCTTTGCTGATAAATAAGAAGTGGTTACCACACCACTTACGCCTAGTGCCGTTAGAATTTCTGGTGAATTGCGTTGAACCCGAGCTTCAACATGTCTTAAAATATCGGGCAAGTTCATGCGTATTAGCGTCCCCTCATCTCACGTACAAATACCCAGATAAGCCAGAAGCCTGCTGTGAAAATTGTCATAATAATGTCAAACAGAAAACTGCCAAAACCATAATGATTGCGGCATTCACCCATTATACTGCCTCTTTCTATTTGCGGTTACCGTTGGAATAGTAAAATTTTCCTTAGGTCCGTACAGAATAACTTTTCCGCCATTTCTCTTCTTAAGAAACATGGCAGTTCTGCCATCATCACGAACAACAAAATCACCTGATGTAATTTTTTGACCTCTTATAAATATAGCAAGGCCTAAGAGCGCAGACGTTCCAACACTAATATGAACTTCTACTTTATGCTCTTCGTAGAATTCTTTCGTCTTATCCCATAAATTCATTAAGGCTCCTTTTGGCCATTAGTCAAAAATGAAATGAGAAGTCTCTCCTCTTTAGCAGAGGATGTCAACGGTGCGCCGTAGCGTCCCGCTTCTTCTCATTACAACACTTGTAAATTCTGCGATAGACAAAATATGACAAAAGAAAGCAGATGAAGTCAGTCTAAAGTTAACCTTTTACACTGGCGACCTAGCGGCCAGATACTTCACCTTATAAATGGGTGTAAACCCCTCGAGCTTTCTCATCATACTATATGTAAATAATGCGAGATAAAAAGAGAGATGCCTTGTTAGACACCTCTCTCATGATTAGCCTTCTTCCTTGTGCTTGTTGATCTGATCGGCGATCACCATTCCACCGGCAGCGGCAACAACCAGCAAGATTGTCGTCTTGACAAACGTCTTGACAACACTCTTTACTGTCTTGGTTCCGCCTTCGACAGGGGTGATTGCGGTGATTTCGGTCATTTTCAAGCCCTTTCGTAGGAAAATACTTCTCATTATGATCCATGTAAATCCTACGAAATATAGGAAATAAAAAATGAGAAGACGTGGGTTCACGGCCCATCGAAAACCGTGATTGCTGGGGGCAGGTTGCCTCCACCGGGTAGGTTGGGGATTGCCCCAACGCCTTCGTGTCTTACCCTCTTCTCATAATAAGCATTGTATTTTCTGCGAGATAAAAGAAAAGGAGAAGCCTTGTACAGACTTCTCCCGATCGCCTACTTAGCGATTCTTGCCGAAATGTTTGGCGTAAGCAGCACGACTCCTCATGGAACTGACCGCATCGAGCAGTTTTGCCGCAGCCGTAACTGCAGCAGCACCGACGATGGCGACAGCCATAGGGTTTTCGTTCCACTGTTCCTTGAGCTTTTCAAACATGGTTTCTCCTTAGTAGGGTTCTCATAATATGCCCTGTAATTTGTGCGAAATATACCCATGTTTTGAATGAGAACCCTCTAAATTGCTTCCTAAGCGATTTTCACAGTTGTCTAGTGGATTAGTCCAGACACTTTCTGAATATGGCTTAGAAATAACTCTGTAAGGAGTTAGAGCAAATATTTTGTACTTTTTGTACCTCTTATGGGGGAATCTTCCCTCCGGGGATTTTTGGAGACAAAGATATGAGATGCGAAAACACAGAGACCATGTAAAATCTTCTTTGATCTTACACAATCTCTGTGTTTTCGACTTGGAACGTCGAATTACTGATTTCTCGGTCTGATGAGTTGACTAAAACCCTTAGATGTCATCACGTGCTTCTGCTCGTACACAACGATCAGGAATATCCCGAAAAGATTTCCCAACACAACGGCCATCGTGTCACGACTGACTCTTGGAGGACTACCTTTGTCCTTCAATTTGTACAGTCGTTCCAAATGTCCAATTAATGCTGGATACTCTTCATCGAGAGGATCCATCTCTTGCATCTTTTGCAGAACGACATCGATCTGACGGTCTACGGGCGTAATCTTTTCACGTCCAAAGACTTTCAGCACATTTGTCCCTTTCCCTAGTCTCACTATAACCGATGTATGACTTGCGAAAAGGACTAGTGGTCAACTGTTGGAGAATTAACTACCTTAAAAGTCACTTTGTTTTTGTTGGCCAAATCCGCTGGGTCACCATCCAGTTCTAATGAATAACTCAAACCTTCGTCGCTTTTTGTAACGACAGCATTACCATCGTAAGCAGCGCCGGAAGCATCATATTTATTGGAACTTACATGTAATACAACACCAAAGAAAGTCGCAAGAAGAGCAAGTGTTCCACAAATTTGCTGTACATATGGCAAACCCCAAATAGCCCCCAAACCAAAATATAACGATGATGTTGCCGGAATGTACAAAGCAACAAGGTTCCTACCAAGATCATAGGACCCGCCAGTCAGTACAGTTTTATTATTAACCTTCTGAAACATTTATACATCCTCCACTACTAGAGTAGGATACCCCTGTTCCCCGTTTTCATCTTCAATCTCTGCATATTCGGTGACCCGCATAGTTAGAGAGTCGTTGTATGTTCCATTGACTGTGACCAGATCCCCGCAATTAAAATCTGTTCTATACTGAGAGTCAAGTGGATTATGTGATGCATTAACTTTTGTAAGATTGGTTTCATTGTAAGCTTTTAATTCTTCTTGCGCACGAAGTACTAGATCAATTCTGAGAATATCGAGTGTTGATCCAGTTGGCTCAGTATCCATATCGTTATCAAGATCAGATCCATCAACCCAAATATAACGTCTACGATGATTGTAATCCGTATTTTCGTTATCAGCCCAAGTTTCAACCCATTTACTTGAAATATAGGCAAAGTTTTTAAAATTTCGATTACTCCAAAAGTAATCAGCATCCAGAATCTCTCCACCATCATATGAAAATGACACTTTATCAGTAAGATCTATTCCTGGATGAATGATTAAGTGTGTATTTTCTAAATTAGGAAAAGAAATAGCGGCATCCGACGGACGTTGGGATTTCCACCCAAGTTTAGACATAGCCAATAATTTTAATATAGCATCAAGAACAGTCATACCTCGATCAAGTTTTCGAATTGCTTGATTACCACCAGAAGCCAAAGACACAATATCCAAATATGGGAACTGATCATTATCATCGTTCAAAAACAAAAGATTTACATGTTCATTAAATAATTGCATTACAGTGGACCACGCATAATCTTTTGTATAATGATCGTGCGTATAGCTATAAACTCCTGGTGGTAAATGAACAATACCGTCTCCAGTTGATAAATGAATAGAATTTTGATAGTTTGCCCCTAAAACTCTATTTTCTAACCAGGACTCAAGACTGCGCCCAGTAAATATAATTGTGGATTCCTCTCCTTGCGCTTCATTGATTTCATGATCTTCAACAATCATGATTTCAAGAGTATCTGTGTGAGAAAGAAAAGTCCCAATTGGAAGTTTTTCTCTTAATCCACTGCTTACTGGAGCAATGAGTTTAAATTCTCCTACTTCTCTAAAACGTTCAATCCATAACTTACTTTTTAATCCATTCAAAATTTCTCCGTGTTGCATTTTAGTAGGAGTACTTGGATCATTATTAAATTTGAAAATATCCAACTTATACCCCCCAATACGTCGCAAAGAAATTAAAATCAAATATACTAACTTTGGTGGCTTCTTCAACAGCAAATATATTTTCACCTGGAAACATTATTGGCCAAACTGACCCTGGTTGAATCGAATCCGCAATGTTGTAAACATTTGATCCACGAAAAAGTGAAATTTGTCGATTATTTGGATCTGAATTAATTGCTACAATATCATTATTCGTAAAACCACTTAAATATCTAGTTTTAAAAAACCATGAAGTATCAACAATTGGATCTTTAATAGTAATACTTGGAGTGCTTCCAATAACTTGAAACCACATCGTACATCCATGAGGAGCAGTAGATTTTGTATCATTAGCAATAAATCCAGATAAATCGACGCCAGTAATAGAAACTGCACTAACGAAAACCGAAGCTAACATTGGATTAATGCATTCTATAGAAATAGAAAGTTCTTGTTTTTGTTCAAACTGTGGAGATTCAATTTTTGAAATATAACCAGATAATTGAGCAATTTCATCAACTTCATTCAAAAATCGAAGTTGTGTTTGGCCAGTTCTTGTTGAAGCAACAAGACTATAAACAAAATCCCTCAATGTACCAAAAGTATCGCCATTTTTAAAATTAGGACGCAAGCCAAGTTTTAAAACAACTGTTCGTTTAGCAACTTTTAAATTTCTATAATTTTTAGATCCAGCACCATAAAACTGGGCCGAGATTTCATCTGCATCCAAACCAGTTGCATTTTTAATAAAAAAATGACTCTCTCCTCTAGGATCATTAAAATCCATTGGAAGATAATTGTTTTGACCATCTGGCCAGAGTTCGATGCTTGTTAATTTCATGATACACCAAGCTCCTTTTTTGCCAGGGAGATTTGACTTTTAGTATTACGATAAATGTCACCAAGTGAAAGTGCTTTAGGCGAATTATTTACTTGTGTGAATGAGACCTCTGTCGGGCCAGTTACCTCTGTCGATGTTGCTGCTGCAACTTCTGCAGCTCTTTGAGCAGCCAATGCAGAAATAAAGTTTGCTTGATCGGAAGATACCTCCGGGGAAATTTTCTGAATCGAAAAGAAGTCCCCAATAGTATTTGCTTGAGATTTCACTTGGGTAAGATCAAGCACAGGCGTGATAGTTGGCTGGAATTCATCGATATTAGTTAGTTGATCAGTAGCGTTTTGTATAGCTGATTTTATTTTACTAACATCAATCTTAGGATTAAGGCCGTTTTGTAGTCGATTATTAATAACAGTTATAGAATTTTCTACATCTGGTAGGATGTTATTCATTCCTACCACAAGTCCTTGGATTAGAAATTCTCCAATTTCCATAAATACTGTTGAAGGAGATTTAATTCCAAACAGTTTTTTAATAGGACCAGGCAAATGACTAGCAGCATCTTTAACCCATCCAACCATTTTATCCCAGCCAGCTTTTATTCCATTCAACATTCCTTCAATAATGTTTGCACCAACATCTTTCAACCAACTCAAAGGATCAACAAACAAATCTGTAATTGATTTAAAAAAATGAATGAAGAAAAAGGTGACGCTAAGAAATCTATCTTTGATTCCATTCAAGAAACCACCGATTAGATCAATTCCCTTCTTAACAAGGCTTTTGGGCCCACTAAGAAGATTTCCAACCCAACCAATTACACTTCCACCAAGTCCAGCAAAGAAAGAGATTATTGGTTGAATGCCGCTCAGTAATCCCAATGTCATTCCATTGATCAAAGCAAATATAACTCTAAGCCCAGCATTCCTAATTTGTGGAGCATACTTATTGATTGCGTTAGCCAAACCATTGAGAAAATCAACGATAGTTTTACCGGCAGCATTAGCAAGACGAACGGAATTCGATCCAATACCACTAATGAAGGATATGATAATATTGACACCGGCCGTGACTATACTATTCGCTCCACGACCCAAACCAGCAATAAAGGCAGTAATAATTGAAAAAACAGAATCTTCGATTCGTCCAACGCCAGTTGTGACCCCTTCAAGGAAAGCAATTATGATATTAACCCCAGCCTCAGTAATATCTCCAGTTCGATTTGCTATAGCATTAAGAAATTCAACTATAATATCAATTGCAGTATTTGTAATTTCTTCAATATTAGCACGAATGCCATTCAAAAACGCCAAGAGCATTTCGATCCCAGTTGCAACAATATCTGGGAATATTGTTCGAACAACCTTAAGCCATTCTGTAATAATAACAACCAAACCCTTAGCAAGCTTAGGAGCTTCTTTGATAATCGTTTCAATAAGCTGCTCAAGAACTGCTTCAATAAGCCTGATAAGTAATGGCAAAGCTTTTAGAATATCTTCAACAAAATGAAGCGCCGCTATGGCGGCAGCATCCGCAATATCGGAACTAGCAGCAAGAATAACCTTTAGCATTCCGACAAATGCTTTAGCTCCAGCAACTCCAGATGTAGCAAGAGTTTCGAGTCCTTTAGCGACAAGCATAACGCCAAGACCAAACAAAGCAAATCCTGCACCGATGAAAGTAAGAGCTACTCCCATGCCCATCATCGCTGGAATTGCTGAACTAAGAGCATTGGAAATCAGAGCAAGCAAAGCAATTACGCCTACAATAGCGCCGAGTCCAGTAGCTAGTTGACCAAAACTAAGTTTCCCAAGTTCTTTCAACACATGAGTTAGAATAAGTAGTGAATTAGCCACAATAATCAACGATACGGCACCAAGTAAAGTACCAGACATTGCCTGCATTGCAATGGCAAGAACCCCAAGCATTAATGCAATGCCACCAATACCCTTAATCATATCACCAAACTTCATCGTAGACATAAGCTTGAGTGTCCCAGCCAAAGCAGCAAGAGCAACACTTAGAATTAGAACACCTGCGGCAGTAATTGGTAGAGTTATAGGCATTAATTGCATTGCAGCAGCAATACCAACAAGCGCTAGAGTAATTCCAATCAAACCTTTCCCTATAGCACCCATATCCATTAATGAGAAGAGTTTTACAGCTCCGGCAAGAATATTAAGACCAATGGCAATTTCAATAAATCCAAGTCCAGATATAACACTAGACGGTGGCATTAGATTCATTGCCGCTGAAATGGCAAGAAGTCCTAGAGAAATCCCAATAAGACCTCTACCCATTGTACCCATATCCATTAATGAGAAAGCCTTAACGGCTGCGCTAAGGATAAGTAATGCTGTAGAAATAGCAATCATTGCAATTCCAGCCGCAATCAATTGTGGAGCACTTCCACCAATTAGTCGAGTAGCACCAACTAGTAGAGCAAGACCACCAGCAACTCCAGCAAGACCTTTAGCTAGAGATCCAAGATCCATTGTTGACATAATCTTAATTGCTGCCGAAAGAATAACTGCTGCAGTTGCAATAAGTATCATCGCTGCTGCAATACCATTCAATTTTAGAATGCCGGTTTTGAAATTCATCTTATCGAGCACTGTCATTGCCCCAATAAGTTCACCAAAACTTACACTAAGCCCCAACAAAGCTTTAGTCAACTTCTTTGAATCAATCAATGACAATACGACGAGAGATGCAACAAGGATACCTACTGCAATAGCAATCTTTTCCAAAGCTTGTGCTTTAAGATTTGTTTGCATTGCTTTCAAGGTACCGGTTAATGTATCAAACGCTTTCTTAATTTTATCAACTAATCCCCCACCAATATCAATCTTCAATCCTTGCTTGAGGAACTTGCGAAGTAGAAGAACAATACCACCAAGAAGACCAACATTGATAACGTCCAGAAGAGCATTGAAATCTCCTGGATGGAAAGCATCTGCCAATTTATGGCCAAGTTCAGCAAACCAATTTCTTATGTAATCAAAAACAGAGTTCAAAACTTTTTGGACACCTTGCATCTTCTCTGAGAATCTATCCCAGAAAGTTCCAACAGATTTAGCAGTTTTTCCTATTTGATCCAACCTTGAAGTAATTCTATTATCCCCAAATTTCTCACTGAAGAAAGAACGAATCTTATCACTGAGATCACCAAGATACTTAATTGGGGCAACGAGAACGTCTCGAAGTTTCAAGAAGAATTTGTGAATACCTCCACCAGTTACAAGAATCTTTTGAAGATTTACAACTGCGCTACCTGTCTTATCACTAAAGTCAAGAACCTTTGGCCCGACCAATCCAAGAGCACTAAACAGAACATCTTTGAAAAGATTGGCCAATTCTTTAACAATAGTAAAACCTATCGACAATCCAGCAAAGAAACCTCTGAAAGTGTTCTTGATTTTAGTGAGAATTTCTCCTCCCATTTTGAGGTTTTTGCTGAAGTCAAGAAAAGTCGCCGTCATTTTAATAAGTTTCTCACCAGTTGTCTTTGGAAAGAACTCTCTAAATGCAGACGTAACTTGTCTAACAATAGCAGCAATACTCTTAAAGACATTCTTAAATGCCTCAATAAGAGCGGTCCTTCCACCAAAGTTCTTCCAAATGGTAAGTGTTTGATTCCTTGCTTTTGCCATCTTAACGAAGAAACCACTAACAACATCATTGATTCCAGTAAACAAATTTCTTGCTTCATTGAAATTACCAAATAAAAGTTGGAAACTTTGAGTCCATCCAGAACCAATGGCTTCTTTTATAGTACTCATCAACTGAGTAAAAGTCTTAACTTTGGTTGCTGCATCCAATGCGACTTTACCCATTCTAAGAATTTCTTTAGCTTGTTGTTCTGTAAATCCTTTAGCCTTAAGTTGTGCTTCGGTCATATCACCGGTGAAGCCTGCGAGAGTAGTGGTAAGAACATCGGCAGTAACCCACCCATCCTTAAGACTCTCTCTGAAACTACCATTTGCCTTAGTCCATTGTTCAAATGTTTGCTTCATTGGAACATTTTTAAGTGTTCCAAGAGCTTTACCTGTTTCAAACAATGCCTTTTGGAAAACTGCTCCACCCATCCCAGCATTTACTACAGAGTTCCAGTCCATCAACTTCAAAGTTCCAGAAGCTAATGCTTGTGAAAGTTGATACATTGCTGTAGATGCTTGGTCTGCATTTGAGCCAGATACTGCTGCCAAGTTTGCAATACCTTTAATTGCTTGTGTTGCTGGCTTTAGATCAACTCCCGCAGCAGTGAACGTACCAATATTTCGAGCCATTTGAGTGAAATTATAAATTGTCTTATCGGAATATGTATTCAAAACCTGCAAAGCATCACTAACTTGACTAAGTGTCGTTCCTTTACTACTCGTATTTGCCAAAATAGTCTGGATCGAGTTCATGTTTGTTTCGAATTCATGAAATCCATCTATAATTGGTCCGAAACTAAACGATTTCACCAAATTTACACCAGCAGAAACTCCTGCAGCACCAATAGATGTAAGAGCACCAACACCAATCAAACCAAGAGCAGAAAATTTAGAAGCAATCCCACCAACATGTTGCTCTAAACCTGAAAGATCAATCTTTTTACCAGAAGCATTAATATCATCTAGACCTTTTTTGGCGTTCTTGAAATCGAGAGACTTTCTCAAATTATCCAACGCTTTAATCGTTTCATTCATCTTCGATTGAAATGCTGCATTATCAAATTGAATTGAAACAATTTTATTTTCTACGCTATCACTCACGATTTCATCACCGCCTTCCAAACATCATTGGCTATTGTGTCAAATAAAGGATGCATAGCAGGATTAATATAATTTTTTCCAATTACATAACCACCAGTACCAGTTGCATGTCCATACTGAATAAGAAT